AGATCGGCCTGAAGCTGCCGAAACTGTGGTACAAATTCTAATGGACAATGATTCAGACGTAGAAGATATCCGTACAGCTTTCAAAGGCGATTTAGATATCAAACGTGCATTGACTGCGTATCTTGACAACGACAAAGACTATGTTGAAGAAGAAGACGCAGAAGAAGACGAAGATTTCAACGACTTTGACAACGAAGACTGGGAAGACTAATGTGGTACAGTCGTGTAGTTGGCGACCTGAGTCTGCTTCCAGACTTTGTTTCCTACTACGAGAACGAGTTAGATTCAGCCAAAAAAGACTGTCGCATTGGTGGTATAGTAGAAAAAAATATTACTGCATTACCGGGAATCACTGAGCATCGGTTCAATCAACTGCAAGAAATTGAGGCGGTGCTTAATTTTCTCAACATACAGTTACGTAAAATTCGACGTCGACATTTTCAGAAGTATCTTGAAGGCTATGCTAGAGCATTAACCAGTAGAGATGCTGAAAAATATGTAGACGGTGAGGACGAAGTTATTGATATGGAAACTCTCATTAATGAAGTTGCATTGCTTCGCAATAGGTGGCTGGGTATTATGAAAGGCCTGGATACCAAACAGTGGCAAATGGGTCATGTGGTCAGACTAAGAACTGCAGGCATGGAAGACATACAGGTGTAAATATCTGTATGAAAATTGTACTTGTAACTGGCGGCTTTGACCCCATCCACTCTGGACATCTTGCCTACTTTCAGGCAGCAAAACAACTAGGAGACAAACTAGTTGTTGGCCTTAATTCAGACGAATGGCTTACTCGTAAAAAAGGCAAGCCATTTATGCCCATGAGTGAACGATTTGCATTGGTCAGTGCATTGAAGATTGTAGACGAAGTTGTTGTTTACAATGACAATGACGGGTCAAGTTGTGATGCAATCCAAATGTTAAAAACACGTTATCCCAAAGATCAAATTGTGTTTGCCAATGGCGGCGATCGTACTCAAGACAACATTCCTGAAATGATCATTAATGATGTGGAGTTTGTGTTTGGTGTAGGTGGTGAAAACAAGATGAACTCCAGTTCGTGGATACTAGAAGACTGGAAAAAACCCCGGACCACTAGAGCATGGGGCTACTATCGTGTGCTACATGAAGTTGGGCAACATACCAAACTTAAAGAACTCACTGTGAATCCCAAGACCTGTTTGAGCATGCAACGCCATGATCACCGTGCTGAGTTTTGGTTTGTGGCCGAAGGCGAAGCCGCTGTGTACACCTTGGATAATTCTAGTGACCACGATCTTGTTGGGCATTTTGGAGTACATGAGTATATCTGGATCAAACAGAATCAGTGGCACATGTTGTGTAACGAAACAGACCAACCGCTTAAACTAATTGAAATTCAGTTTGGCGAGAACTGTGTGGAAGAAGACATCGAGCGCCGATGAAAGCCATACCAGTTTATGTCGGGTACGACCCAAGAGAAGCCATTGCTTTTCACACCTGTGCCAACTCAATCATACGGCATGCATCAAAGCCAGTGGCTATTATTCCTGTGGCCTTGAACTTGTTTCGAGACTATGAAGAAACACACACAGATGGCAGCAATCACTTTATCTACACTCGGTTCTTAGTGCCGCATCTACAAGAATACACAGGCTGGGCAATCTTCATTGATGGTGACATGATTGTGCGTGATGACATTGTGAAACTGTGGGAGTTGCAAAATCCTTATAATGATGTCATGGTAGTCAAACACGATTACCAAACACGCATGCCTGTAAAGTATTTAGGAGCAAAGAATGAAAACTATCCTCGAAAAAATTGGTCTAGTGTTATTCTGTGGAATTGTAATTCTTTTCCTAACAGGAAACTTACTCCCCAGTTTGTCCAACACGCCACGGGCAGTGAGCTCCACCGCTTCTCGTGGCTAGAAGATGATCGCATTGGCGAACTACCTCCAGAATGGAACTGGCTACCCGACGAATACGGCATCAACCGAGATGCCAAGCTGTTGCACTACACGCTAGGCACACCTTGCTTTCAAGAGTTTGCCGACACGCCACAAGGAGATGAATGGCACAGAGAACGTATTCTAACTGAATACTGTCAACAAAGGAATATATGACACTACCACTAGCAGTTGTTGAACGCTGGCCTATGGAGGAATACAAACTCCAACACGACAATTTGGTTGACGCACTCAAGCACATTAACCAAGATGCGGTGGCGCTGTATCACGAACTACAAGATCTAAGAACCCAGTTTCGTAATACTACTAACAAAGACGACAAACGTATTGATAAGAATCTTGACGTAGTCATACGAGAAAAAGAAGAACGGCTGTTTAGACTGATCAAGTTCAACGATTATCCTGCCATGGTCATGGCATCATATCCTGATGCAAAATTTATCAATAGCTACGATTATAAACGTGCTCAAAAAACCATCACAGATGATATCATAATACGTGGTATCTCATCGGGCGATTATGCTAAACATGCATTGGAAACCAATCGTAATTTCTACTTTATTGAAACTGGATACCTGGGTAACTATCGTTGTGAAAACAACATGACAGGTAGAAAAATATATCACCGCATAGAAAAAAATTCCATGCAACAAAGCCGCATCATGAATGTGCCTGATGATCGTTGGCGCGAGTTGTGTACATTTAATCCCAAGTTACGTTATCAAGGATGGAAAAAGCCTGGCAGTAAAATATTGCTGATCATGAGCACTGAAAAACCATTTGAGTACTATGGTACCACCAAGGATAAATGGGTCAATTCAACTATTGCTACTTTACGTCAACACACTGATAGAGAGATTGTGATACGTGAGAAAGCCAGCCGTGGTGAGCGTACCAACGATACTATCTATGATGCATTAGACGAGGATATCTACGCTGTGGTAACCTACAACAGTATAGCTGCCGTAGAAGCGATTCAGTATGGCATTCCTGCGCTTTGCACCGCACCCACTGCGGCCAGTGCAGTGACCACTGATGATTTTACACAAATTGAAAACCCACCTAAGCTGAGCGAAGACATTATCTACAAATGGCTATCTAGTGTGGCTTATGGACAGTTTAGTTTAGATGAAATTTTAACAGGCCGTGCCTGGAGTCTGGTACAAGAAAATGACACACGGCCAACCTTTAGTTATTAAAAGCTATCTAAGTAGCCTGCCCAAGCATATCAACGGCGAAGAAAAGATCAATGCACTAACGTTCTTTGCCGAAGGTGCTGCCCGTTGCGGGGATACTGCTGGCACAACACAATCACAAAGTTACGAAGCCTGTGATGTTGGTGCTATTATTGGCAATGCGTTTGATGCCAACCCAGGCAAGGTAGGATTGCCACACTACAAGGTTCGCAAAATGGTTATGGAGCAACAGATTGCTCGTAAACGCTATTGGCTCAGTATTGACAGCAATGTGTTTATCTACAAGGACCGCCTGAACCCACATCGTTATCTACGCTACAGTTTCAATGGTGTGTTTCCTGCAACCGGTATCTACTGCAATGACTCAGCTGGTGAAGAAAACTGGGCCAACATGCGCAGAGATTACAACATGGATCTCAAGCCTTGGCGCACTCAGGGCAATCATATTTTGATTACACTGCAACGACCCATGGGCTGGAGCATGCGTGGACAAAATTTAATGAGCTGGCTTGAGAGCACATTCCAACGCATTCGGCAACACAGTGATCGTCCTATTGTGATTCGTTGGCATCCTGGAGACTGGAAGAACTATCCCAAGTACGCCAAGATTCTAGCACAATACAATGCAGTTGTAAGTCCGCAAGAGCGACACATCACTGAAGACTTGGTCAACTGTTGGACTCTTGTGTGTCACAATTCCACGCCCAGTGCTGTGGCGCCTATCGAAGGAGTTCCTGCGTTTATCACCGACGATCCTGCATATAGCCAAGGCGGAGATATTGCCAACACTGATTTTAAATTACTAGAAAATCCTAACTTGCCTGATAGAGAACAATGGATTCGTAAACTAGCCCAATGTCATTGGAGTTTTGAAGATGTGCGTTCAGGACGTTGCTGGGCGCATATGAGGAATTACGTCAAGTAAAATCTCTTAGCTGTTGCAGTTGAGCATCGTAATCAGGGATAGCAAAGTCAATCTCGCTACGTGTATCAACTAGTATCTTGTTAATAGTTTTAGGACCTTGAGTACGCATAATTGTTTTGCCTAACTCATACACTGCATTGATCTTACATAATAAATCATATTTGTTGATCTGTACATCATTGTTGACCAGATGATACACTCCTGAAATCACAGGATTGTTGATATATTGATCAATGCACTTGGCCAATTGCAATGTAGTAATACCATTCCACCATGCATTATCCCATCCCGGTAACTCTGTGTTTTTGTTTGTTAAAACCCAGTTAAGTAATCCTGTACCATTTTTTAGTTCAGGACCAATAATGCTCATTCTAAATGTAATATCTTTTGAATTATTGACCTCTCCAAAACTTTTACTACGTCCATATGCATTGATTTCAGTGTGTTCATCTTCTTCAAAGTAATTGCCACGTTGCCCATCAAACACACAATCAGTTGATAGGTGAATCAATCTTGTGTTGGTGTCTTTTAACTTGTGGGCGAAGTACTGGGGCCACCATGAATTGATAGCAATAGCACGATCAGGACGATCGATACAGTCTTTTACTAGTAATCCAATAGCATTAACAACAAAGTCAGCATCTAACGAGTCAAAGAACTGATCAACATTGCCATGTTCGACGTCCAATACTGTCCTATCCACAGCAGAGACTGTGTGTCCTTGTTGTTCAAGATATTTTACAATTACATGTCCAGCCATGCCGCGACTGCCAACAACAGTTATTTTCATAAGAACTTGCCTTTGATTAACATTTGTTTGATTTGATCTCGATTCATAATAAATGTACGAGATGAAAATTCTTCTTGATCAAACTTTGGCAACTGTGAATACTTTGCCTCAAGTTCAGGAGTGCGTTTTACTGGCAGAGTTACAAAATAGTTTTTGTCATAGTAATAGCTAAGGCCAGCATCGTGTTTGCTGATCAGCATTTCGTCCAGCTTCTCTCCTGGTTTACTGCCAATTTCATTGATAGCAACTTGACCATAATGTTCCATTAATACATCAGCTACATCTCGAATGTAACAGGCTGGCATATTCATTACAAACGTTTCACCACCTATGCTGTCTTCTGCAGCCTTGAACAACAATCCAATGGCTTCTTCTAGTGTCAAAAAGAAACGTGTCATTTTGAGATCAGTTATAGTGACAGGGCCGCCGGCTCGTATTTGTTCAATAAAGTAAGGTATAACTGATCCATTAGAGCCCATTACATTGCCGCCGCGAATACAAACAAATCGAGTATGAGTACTAAGGTCGTTGCCCTGAATAACCAACTTCTCGCCTACTGCTTTGGTCATACCATACAAGTTCAACGGCTCCACTGCCTTGTCAGTTGACACATCAATTACTTTGTCTACCTTATTTTCAATTGCGGCATTTACAATGTTAGTAGTTCCTGTGATGTTTGTTTTGATTGCTTCTTGTGGATGTTCTTCGCAGATTGGTACATGTTTTAATGCAGCCAAGTGAAACACAATGTCTACGTTACGCATGGCAAAACGCACAGCATCATAATCACGAACGTCTCCTACTACAAACTTCAATCTAGTGTCATGAAAACGTCGTTGCATCAATACTTGTTGTAACTCGCCGCGACTAAAGCAAATAATCTCTGTGGGATTATAGTTTGCTAACAACATACGTATTAGCGTTTGTCCCCAACTGCCAGTGGCACCTGATACAAATATTCTCTTTCCGTTAAACATGATTTCCTAATAAGATGTTTACTACTGTGTCACTAACATTGGTCCTTGCATATTCGGCTGGTACTGTCCAGTTACAGTCTGCAGATTTCATTGCTTGATATCCAGCAACAATACTATCAACTTTTAATCCTGTTACAATGTTTGACCCGCACCAAACAGTTTCTGGTCTCTCAGTGGTAGCTCGTATAGTTATAGTGGGTTTATGGAACAAACACATTTCTTCTTGCACTGTACCTGAATCACTGATGGCCATAAAACTGTGCTTTTCCAAATGTACAAAATCAAAGAAACCCATGGGCTCGGTTATATGTATGCGATTGCTTACCGGTATAGCTAGTTCACCTAATCTTTGACGTGTTCGTGGATGGCAACTAAACACTATAGGATATTCCTGAGCAATAGTTTCCATAGCACTAAAAATACTAGACAACCGTTCAGGATCGTCTACGTTTTCTGCTCGGTGTGCGGTAGCTATAATGTACTGACCAGATTTTAATTTTAGTTGTTCTAAAATATTACTATTATCAATTTGGTTACAATAGTAATCCAACACTTCTTTAATGGGATTGCCAGTCACAAACACATGATTGTTTTGTGCTCCTTCGCGTAGAAGATTTTGTCTACTAAGTTCAGTATAGGGCAAGTTAATAGTGCTGATGCTGTCTATTAATCTACGATTCTTTTCTTCAGGAACTAGCATGTCATAACAACGATTGCCGGCTTCCATGTGATACACAGGAACACCCATGCGTTCACAAACTATAGCACTCAATCCAGAATTAGTATCACCTAGAACCAATACTACATCGGGTTTAAATTCTAAGATATACTTCTCTACACCAATCATGATGGCGGCCAACTGTTGTCCAATTGTGCCACGACTTTCTAATACACAATCTGGCTTGCGTAATTTAAGTTGATCAAAAAAGATATCATTGAGAGTAGCATCATAGTTTTGCCCTGTGTGCAATACTCTATGATTGCAGACTTGATCTAGTTTAGGTATAATTCTAGACAGTCGAATAATTTCTGGTCTAGTTCCTAATATAGTTAGTATCTTACGCTTCATAGTATCCTACATAGTATTTTTCTAAACTAGGTAGTTTAACCTCTGTCCATCCTTCAAAGTCACTGTGCGTCCACGAACTCTTGTGTATATCAAATTGATTACCATGACTCCAAATACGTTCATTTTCAATGTTGTGAATGTTGTCGGTCCAAATCTCCGGTAATGGAGTAAGTAAAAATATTTTGTTATTAACTATTTTTTTACAATCGTCGAGCAAACGTATACCCGCCTCTTTGTCTAAATGTTCAATGAAATCTATCATTAAGATGTAATCCCAACGTTCGTTGGTAATTTCAGCAATAGGAGTAGTTTCCACATTGGCCACAATGTCTGGTTCAACCCAATCCCATGCATCAATTGTTAAAACACGACACTGTTGTTCTGACAATGGAGACGAGTAGGCTTTTGGGCCGCATCCTATATCTAATACTGTGCTGCCAGTGGCTACATTTTCGTTGATAAACTGTGACAGAAAATCATTACGACTGGCTCTTTTTCCTTTGATTTTAAATTTCATTGTATACTCTCTTTGTTTGGTGCGTATATCGGGCCATCAACAGTGATGTTAAAATACAAATCTTTATTGTTTTGGTCAGGCTCGATGTTGTCGGGGTGCCCGTAACTCTTATGATGATATTGATGTATAACCATTGGATTGGCTACAAACTCAAGATTGCATACCTGTTTGATTCTATATAGCAACTCTGCGTCATCCCAGTTGTGCCCGGTGGCATACCTTTCATCAAACCCGTTGACTTTGATTAGATTGTTTCTAGAGATAGCGTTGCAAAAGTGAAACGCCACTGGTCGTTCAGTTTCGTGATTGTACCAACGTGCTTTCTTTGAGGTTGATACTGTGGGTATTGATCCTTGTTGATGCAATACTGTGACGTCTTGTTTGGTACATGCCCAACAATGAAAACTGAGATAGTTTTCATCTGTTAAATTTTCAGCAACATAACTCAATATATCGCCCATGTGGCAACATTCTGGATTTTGTATCACAATCATGTCTCCACGGCTGGCACGTAATCCCACATTGTATGGAACACATGGATTGCAGTAGTCTTTTTTTGCTACACGTTCTCTCATACGAATAATATTAAATTGTAATTGCGGAAACTCGGTGGGTATACTATCTAAACTATTGTCAGCATCGCTAAAGTCATCAACTATAACAACCTCAACATCTTTATATGCACTGTTGGTAATAGTTTGCAAGGTAAATCTTAATTGTGGTAACCTGTTGTAGTAGGCCATTACTATCGATATCATATAAACCTTATGTGTGATGTAGCGTACTTGGCCCGTTGATTGATTATTTCTACAATTTCAAATCCTGGTTCTACCACTGGATTTTTTTGTTTGGCATGGATTCTAAGATCCATTATAATAATTGTGTTGTTGTGACTGTGATTGAGTATTAAATCACGATAGGTATTCACCGGATAATGGAACCCGCAACTAACCCAACTAGTAATAACATCAAATTTAATGTCGTTGGAAATATCAATGTTATTACAGTCCACTAGATGATAATTTTTTGTGTTTAACTCATCTAGCTTGTTTTGTAACAAGTCCAACTTGTAGTAAAATGCAAAATTTTTAGAATCGACAGTATATCGTGCCTGTTGTTGTATACGGTCATCTTGAGCATTGTCGTCAAAGTCGCCATCTAACAAATACAATTCAGTGCCGTACTTGGTGTTAAACAACCGACTTTCCCAAGCAAGTCCGCATCCAATGTCTAAAATTTTTGTAGGAGGAGTGGACAAATATGCATCGAGTAATTCAAAGTTTTCTTGTTTGTGTTGCTGATAACTATCAGTAAACCACTCATCGTTGATCCAATCCTTTTGATACAATATCATAGATACTTTCTTTGTTCATCCTTGAATATTTCCAACTCTTTGCGTTTGCCTTTGGCTGACCATATGGCACTTTCATCACGCATGGCCCAGTCAATGTAGCTCATGGGCAACAGTCCTTTGCGATATGTTGGTACCAGTTGATCTAATAAAACTTGATCTAAAAACCAATAGATATCATCTGCTTGGATTGATAGGCGCAGTTGTTGAGCATATTTTTGCAAGAATTCGTGTGTGCCTGCTGTACCATTCAGCAACAGTGCGCCAGCAAGATGTGTACCATCTTTGGGTTTCTCGTACAAATAAAAATCCAAGTCTCCTAGCTGTGCATTAAACGGTTTTCTTACAAGCCCATCTACATCAATGGCCAAACATTGCTGACCGCGAGGTAATATTTCGGCAAGACGTACAAATCTTGCACAAGCATAATAAGTTTGTTTTATTAGTTTGAGTAGTTCGTGAGCACCCTGAGTCTGTCCTTTTTTGTACATCTGGCGCTGACGATCATTGGTGAAATGTTGTCGCTTCAACCAATATTTTGTAACTCTATCAATCTCCAACGGATCTGTGTACTCGTAAGTACAACTTACTCCGGGACGATTACAAAATTCAATCTGATCAGGACGAGGATCATAGATATGAATATGACAACCATATTCGGGTGTGCTGGCTGCAATACTATTAATCAGTGGTCGAGCATGCACATCAAAATACACAGTATCTGCGGCTGCAAAAATAAAAAAACGATCTTGGGTCAACTTTCCGTTGAGTTGTGGGAATAACATAGTAAATATTTAGTGATCAAAAACATAGCCTACTATCCTTTGAACCGTGCTCTCAATGCCGAGGCTCCGATGGCAGCAATGTTGTCAGCATTGACTCGGGAAGGAATACAACCGCAACCCAACAGCATGAATTCAGATGCAGTATTAATTTGGTCAGTGCTGTGGTCTGGACGCATGGCAGCTAATCAAACAGTGTATCAGCATTATCGATCACTGGCTCGTCCTGTGATTGTTGTTGACATAGGCACCTTGCAACGTGGCACAACATGGAAGGTTGCAGTGAACAACATAAATGCACAGGGTTATTATGGACACCAGGATCAATTGGACTGGGATCGTCCAAAAAAACTAGGGTTAGTATTGAAAACCCCTGCCAAAACAAAACCTCATGTGATCATTGCCGCACAACATTCCAAAAGTGAACAATCAGCCGGGGTAGATTTCAATCAATGGGCACGTGATCAAATACAATGCTTGAAGAATACCACAGACAGACCCATACATGTACGCCCACATCCACGCTGTCGATTGGATGTTGCAGGGCTAGGAGTCACAGTTGAACACCCTGCAAAAATACCTGGCACCTATGACAGTTTTGATCTGGCACTGGATTGTCATGCCATTGTAAACTACAATTCTGGACCAGGCATACAAGCTGCCATTGCCGGAGTTCGTCCTATTGTGCATAGCACTAGTCTGGCCTATCCTGTAGGCGTTGGATTTGCTGACATAGAACAGCCGTACATTACCAACAGAGATTTATGGCTCACACAAATCAGTCACACAGAATACACACTAAATGAACTGGAACAAGGCCTATGGCTAAACAGAATACACCCAGCCCTGTAGATTGTGCGTGTGTGATACACGGCACTGGATATGATTGGATCTACGTAGAACGACTGTATAACATGCTGAATCGTAATCTTCCCAATGGTATACGATTTCATGTGTACACCGAGCATGACAGACTGGTGCCTGCACACATGATCAAACATGTGCTGACAGACTGGCCTGAAATATCTGGCCCCAAACGATCATGGTGGTACAAACTGCAACTGTTTAACTCTGCGCATTACCAAGGCAACCTGTTGTACTTTGATCTTGACACAGTGATACTTCGTGATATCTCCTGGATCTCACAACTGCCCACA